TTCAGTGCTTTATATGAAAGCAGTCAAAGCACTTCAAGAAGCAATGGAGCGCATCGAAACCCTAGAAACACAAAACGCCTCCCTTGAGGCAAGACTAACCGCTCTTGAAGGAGGATCTTAATTATGGCACTTACACAAATTACAACCGGTGGTGTTGATGACAATATCAACATCGACAGTAATACTCTGAAGGTTGACGGTACTAATAACCGGGTTGGAATCGGGACGGCGTCGCCTGGGCATAACCTGGAAGTAAAAGGAAGCTTCCCTGACTTCGCAATCGTTGATTCTGATACTACAAACGACAAGTTCAGGATTCTGCATAACGGTGGTGGAACACAGTTGATGGTGGATCCCAATAATGTCGGACCTAACGCAAGTTATCTTTTGGTCTCAGTTGATGGCAGCGAGCGGATGCGTATCAACAGCTCTGGGCATGTTGGCATTGGAACCACTAACCCTAATTCCAAATTAACTCTTTCAACTGGGGACAAGATTTTTGTACCTACAGGCGAAACTCTCAATTTTGGTCACACGACTGGGTCGGTAAATACCGAGCGGATGCGTATCGACAGCTCGGGGCGGTTGTTGGTAGGGACAACGACTGCTAACGGCAGCATGACCGTGAACATGGGCACGGATAAAAATATTAGTTTTTCTGGCGGTGTTAGTGAAGTTGGTAGCGTTCCAGCTTTACAAGCAACTAACACGTCCGGAAGCTCTTTGGCGTCAATGGGTTTCCGTGCCACAGATCTGCGTTTTGCCACAGGCTCAGCCGAGCGGATGCGAATCGATAGCTCGGGGCGGTTGTTGTTGGGCACGACGACTGAAGGTTCTGGAAATGCCGACAACCTTACAGTTGCAGATAGTGGTCACTCCGGAATCACGATTCGCTCTGGAACGTCTAGCCATGGTTCTATTTACTTCTCAGACGCAACCAGTGGCGGTGGCGAGTATGACGGATATATTGAATACGAACACGCTAATCAAAGATTTAACTTCGGCACGGCAGGTAACACAAGGATGCGCATCGACAGCTCTGGCAATGTTGGAGTAGGACACACTAATCCGTCAGCGTTTGGCAAATTTGTTGTTAGTGGAACTGGCAACTTAGTTAATCTCAATGCAAGTAGCGGCGCTGCAAGTCTAAAATTTTACGAGAACGGTTCTGGCAGATTCAATTTAGATACTTTAAATGGATCAGTTGGCTTAGCTTTCAAAAATGGCAGTAGTGAATTTGCACGCATCGACAGCTCAGGGCGATTGTTGGTTGGAGCGTCAAGTACTCGCAACAAGTGGAACAATCAAACAATTGGCGCAAACCTTTTGCAAGTAGAGAGAGCAGGCGATGCAAATGCTGCTGCAATTTCTATTACTGCCAACTCAGGAACAACAAACAACACCTCTGCGGTGAGTGCGGCTGCTCGCTTGCTACTGGGACGTACTAGAGGCACAAGCGTTGGCTCTAATCAAGGCATTGCTAATGGCGACATCTTGGGCGATGTAAGTTTCCAAGGAATGGATGGCAGTGAATTTGTAGAAGCTGCAGCTATTCAAGCATTCGTTGATGGTGTTCCTAGTGCTAATGATATGCCGGGTAGGCTCGTTTTCAAAACCACCACGGACGGTTCAAGCGCCCCGAGCGCGCATATGATTATAAATCGCAATGGTGAGTGCCGAATTGGGCATGGTGATTCAGACCCTGTAAGCACTGATATGGTGCATAGCATCCAGGACCCCAACCTAGGTGCTGTTACAAGCAATTTAGCTCGTCTTGTGATGCAAGAAAGAGCTGGTAATTGGATTTCATTTAAGTCGGGCAGTGGAACTCATTACGGCACCATTTCTCAAAATGGAAGCGGTGTTTCTTACGGCAGCAACTCTGATTATCGCTTAAAAGATAATGTGCAGAATTTTACTGGTGGCATAAATTTAGTAAAACAGTTGCGCCCAGTTACGTTCAACTGGAATGAACTTAGTGGCAATTCCGACACAACCTCAACGCAAAGGGGATTCATAGCGCATGAGGTTCAGGCAGTGGAGCCAACCGCTGTTACAGGCGAAAAAGATGAAATGGATCGGTATGGTGATTGCTACGATGCAGAAGGCAGAAAAACTCAAACAAATGTTTTTGAGCGCCAAGCAAAAGAAGGCGAAACTTGGACTTTTCAATCAGAGGAAATTCGTGATCAACAGCTTGATCCAGCAAAGCTAGTTCCGATATTGACTGCTGCACTGCAGGAAGCAATCGCCAAAATCGAAACCTTAGAAACCAAAGTTGCAGCCTTAGAAGCTGCAGAATAAACCACTCTATTTTTTATTTACTAACAATGTCTACTATTACTTGGAAAGTTGCTAACCTTGACCGCACTCTCGCTGACGGTCGCGTTTCTACTGTTCACTACACCGTTGATGCACGTTCTGATGACGAAGTGTATTCCGCTGGTGCTTATGGTTCTATTGGTCTTGAAGGCGATGTGGTCACTCCCTACGCTGACCTGACCGAAGAGACTGTCGTTGGCTGGGTCAAAGCAGCCCTGGGTGAAGAAAAGGTTGCAGAAGTTGCTGCAGCACTTGAAGCCCAACTGACTGAACAAGCTACACCTACTGTTGGATCCGGCACACCCTGGTCCTGATAACCATTACCTTTTAGCACAATGATCACCCTTATCCGTCCAATCCTGTTTTCCTTTCTTCAATCTGACAAGGTCAAGCTGCTCATTGTAGACATGCTGACCAAACTGGCTGAGTCTACCGACAACGATGTCGATGACAAAGCTGTTGAGTTTATTCGTAACGGACTTTTCCCTAACAAATAATGGACTTAGGAGAGCCGCCGGTACTACCGTCTCTACGGCTCCCTGAGCCCCTTGTTTTACCCCGTCCGGTACTAGATGTCCCACGAGCGGATTTGCCCTCGTACAAGCCGCTTGTGGTGCCTCCTAGCGACCTTCGGCCACCTCCGGGAGTCAAAGGAACAACAGAATCCGACAAAGAAAAACCTAAACCTAAACCTCCTCCGGTCAAGTTACCGGATATTCCTCAAGACACACGAGAGGTAGACATCCCATTTACGGATGTAACTATGCCTCTCCCGTCTAACGAGATACTTGTCACGGCTGGTACTACAGCTACCGTGTCTGTTGCGGCCACCCTTACAGCAACAGCAGTCTTTAAGTGGACTGTAAATGTAATGAAGCCCGTCCTTAAACAAGCATGGACAAAAATAACAAAACGGAAGGGTTCATCAAATTCGTCGTCCTCGTCTGGTCCGCCGGACTCCTGACTGCTAGCTACGCAGGCTGGATGGAGAAGATGGATCCCACCTACGTCGCATCAATTCTTAGCGGCACTCTAGCAACTTTCTCAATTACCCGCGAAAAAAAGGAATGAAAAAGCTACTTCTGTTGCTGCTGTTGGCTGCGCCTGCATCAGCTCAAACTGTTACCCCGCAGTTCACCCAGGGGTCAATGCAATCGACTACCACCACCACGATTGACATTGAACGTACTATCGAGACTGAAGTCTATGGTGGTGATTACAACTCATGGAGTGGATCAAACGTAACTCCCAGCTCAGATATTGCTGGCGACAGTACAACCTTTTCCGTAACCACGGCTGGAGATCCTTGGTCTCTGGAGATCACAACACGAGACGCAGGCGTTGTAGAAACAATCGACATCACAGAAAGCATCGACTCCACTTCTACCACTACCTCGCTCTCTATCTTCTCGCAGTAACACCTGCTTACGCAGAAGATCCCAAGGTACAAAACACTTCTAACCCTGTAGCTGCTGCCACGGGTAACGTGACTAACCAGGCAGTGCAATTCCAAAACAACGGTGCACCAAGTAGACAGATATTTGGTGCTAACAGTTCGTGTAACGGATCTACCATGACGTTTAGCCCCTTTTATATGGGTAACGATACCATACCGTACGAAGCTGACGGATACGTCCGTTCTAACAACTACGGTATGCAGATGTCCTTTATGATACCGCTTGACGGCGGCATGATAGAGCTGTGCAAACAGATAGCTAAACGGCACGAACAAAAGATGAGGCTAAACTACGAGATGATTCGTGCAATGAAGTGCACAGAAATTATGAAAGCTGGTTTTACTTTTCGTCCTGGAAGCCGTGTAGAGGTGTTGTGTCACGACATTATTCCTATCGTATCACTAAAAAATGATCGAAGCTCTAGTAAGCCTGTCGATAGCAGCGATAGCGGGCGGAGCAGCACTGAACAGCAGGCTGCACAACAGAATAAATAGCGTACATGAACGCATTAGCGCACTTGACCGCCGGCTAGACGGTATCGAACTTACTGTAGCTTCTGATTATGTTAAGAAGTCTGAGTTGTCCGATCTAATTAGCCGGATGGAAGATCACATGGTACGTATTGAAAACAAACTTGACCAGATCGTGCTTCGCAATGGCTAAGAAAAAGGCAACAGAGGATCAGTTTAACGAACTGCACAACCTCATTACAAAGGAGTTTCTTGCCCGCATCAAGTCGGGTGAGGCTACTACACAAGACCTGAAGGCAGCATGTGACTGGCTGAAGGCTAACGACATTAACGGTGTTGCCTACGAAGGTAACCCGCTGTCTAAACTTGCAAACGTTATGCCGCAAGTTGACCCTGAAATGGTACAAAGTAGACTCTATGGCAAACGGCAAAACGTCTAATTACTACAAATCAAACCCTACTGCCGCTGCTCGCCGTCGAAAGCAACAGCGTGCCTACAATAAGACCTCAGCAGGTCTAAAAATCAGAACTAAAGCTAACAAACTCAATCGACAGCTGGGTACTTACGGTAACCGCGACGGTAAAGATGCATCTCACACAGGACCTAACAAAGGTAAACTTGAAAGTCCTAAACGAAATCGCACTAGACCTCGCCGTAACCAAAAGTACGCATGACCCCTTTACTTCCTACCCCTGATCATTACCTTTACAACCTAATCACCATGACGTCTCCCGAAGCCAAGCGCCTTTGGAGGCGCAGCATTAAAGAACACTTTGGCTGCACATGTGTGTATTGTGGAAAAACTTATGAATTACATGAACTTACTCTTGATCACGTTCATCCTCGTAGCTTGGGCGGCGAAGACATCACATCGAATGTCGTACCAGCCTGTACCTGTTGCAATCAGGACAAAGGAAGTAACCACTGGCTCTCTTGGATGAGAGAACAGTTTGGAAAAAACCAACTTAGAGAATCTTTAATTTTATCTCACATTAGCTAATGGCAGATACCCCTAAACCGATACCATATTCTGAATGGAAGGTTAAAGCAGAAAAAGCATATAAACCAAATGAATACTCTGTTCGAGAAATGCTTCGAGATTGGGGGTACCCTTCAGATCGCCCTAAAGGTCAATGGACTTTTAATTTTCAAAAAGGTAGACTGCAAGGCAAACGTTACTCAACTAGAAAGCGTACGCGTGGCAGCGGTACAGGTGGACGACGTGAGCAATTAGCTCAAATATCTACGCCACCTGGTGCTGATCGTCCTGCTTTTTTTGAAAAAATGGCAGAAGCAGGCGCTGCAGGCAGACAGGGTCATCACAGAACTCCTTTGTTTTTGTCTGGCCGTGCATTGTTAGAAATGTCTGAAGAACGTATTGCTCAATACTTTGAACGTTTTAAGCAAGCTGGAGTTGCTTTAGGTGACACCGCTGAAAACATTATGTCACTTGGCAAATCAGAGCACAGACAAGCTCATGCCGAAGGGGAAAAGCTTCAGCGGAAACTAAAGCAAATGGAGCAAAAGCCTAAAAAACAAAACAGAGTACAGCCTAGAGGTGGCGCTATGAAATTTATTAGCACTGCTCCTGACTTTTTTGACACAGGATTTCCTACACCTGGTGACGACAATCCATTTGGTGGTCGTACAATTGAATTGGATCCCCTTTTTAGCGGTGCTATCATACGCATACCTTAACCTATGACCGACGTTTTAACCGCCCTACAAGATGATTTCAAGCTGTTCCTGCAAGCCCTGTGGGCGCAGCTTGATCTACCGGAGCCTACACGTGCACAATACGCAATCGCAGACTATCTTCAGTCTGGACCTAAACGTCTTCAGATACAAGCTTTCCGTGGAGTTGGGAAGTCATGGATTACTGGAGCCTTCGTTCTTTGGACGCTTTTCAATAATGCAGAAAAAAAGATCATGATTATCTCGGCCTCTAAAGAACGGGCCGACAACATGTCTATCTTCCTGCAAAAACTTATTATTGAAACACCATGGCTTTCTCATTTACGCCCGAAGTCCGACGATGCAAGGTGGTCCAGGATAAGCTTCGATGTGAATTGCTCACCCCACCAAGCGCCAAGCGTAAAGTCGGTGGGCATCACTGGACAGCTCACCGGAAGCCGCGCAGATTTAATGATCCTAGACGACATTGAAGTTCCTGGTAATTCAATGACAGAGTTTATGCGGTCTAAACTGCTACAACTCTGTACTGAAGCGGAGTCTATCCTTACACCAAAGGATGACTCCCGTATTATGTACCTTGGTACACCGCAGACCACATTTACAATTTACCGTAAGCTTGCAGAACGCAATTACAGACCGTTTGTTTGGCCTGCCCGCGTCCCACGCTCTCTTAGCAACTACGAAGGTCTTATAGCTCCACAGCTACAGGAAGACATCGACATGGGTGCAGAAGCGTGGGATGTAACTGACCCTGATCGTTTTGATAATGATGATCTTATTGAACGTGAAGCAGCAATGGGACGCAGCAACTTTATGTTGCAGTTCATGCTTGACACGTCCCTTAGTGACGCTGACAAGTTCCCGCTTAAAATGCAAGACTTGGTTGTTACTTCCGTTAATCCTACCACTGCTCCTGACTCCGTCATCTGGTGCTCAGATCCAAAAAACGTCATCAAAGACGCTCCGATTGTTGGACTACCTGGAGATTATTTCTACAGTCCAATGCAGCTACAAGGAGAGTGGCACCCTTACCAAGAGACAATCTGCTCGGTTGACCCGTCGGGTCGTGGATCGGATGAAACAACAGCGGCTTATATCAGCCAACGAAACGGTTTTTTGTACTTGCACGAAATGCGTGCTTACAGAGATGGATACTCAGACAACACACTCTTGGACATTTTAAGAGGTTGTAAGAAGTTTAACGTTACTAAACTTGTTATTGAAACTAACTTTGGTGACGGTATTGTAGCAGAACTATTTAAAAAACACCTTCAACAAACTAAACAAGGTATTGATATTGAAGAAGTACGTGCTACGTTACGTAAAGAACAACGTATTATCGACAGTCTTGAACCTATCCTTAACCAACACCGTCTTGTTATTGACAGATCCGTAATTGACTGGGATTACAACTCTAATCCTGACGAAGCACCAGAAAAACGACTTATGTATATGCTGTTTTATCAAATGTCACGCATGTGCATGGAAAAAGGTGCTGTTAGACATGACGACCGCATTGACTGTCTTGCACAAGGTGTAAAATACTTTACAGATGCTATTGGTATTTCTGCTCAAGAGGCGGTTAACCAACGTAAACGTGAAGAATGGAACGACCTCCTTACTTCTTCTTTAGAAGATCCCCAAGGAAGTGCAAATCACCTTGTCTTAGGTATGAATTTAGACCAAAGACGACAAGCAAGAGGCTACAATAAAAACTCAGTCCCTAACTGGGTTTAATGCAAACCCTGCCTTATACAGGGGGAAGGGTGGACCTCCTGTACCGGGGACTCTTCGGAGTCCCTTTTCTACAGACCACCGCAGTAACTAGATTACTGAGACAACTTCTTTTATTTTTTTCATAAAAGCCGCGACGGCTGAAACACTTTTACTACTGTATGTCCACCGTTAAACTCATCCATTACACCCAGGATGGAGATGATTTAGTGTCGTATATGGCACGTGTATCAAACCCCGATAATCAAAACAACACTGAGACCAGTGCTAAATTGATTAAGTACCTTATTAAACACCAACACTGGTCACCTTTTGAAATGGTCAGTATGTGTGTAGAGATCAATACCACACGATCTATCGCAGCTCAAATACTGCGTCACAGATCATTCAGCTTTCAAGAGTTTAGCCAGCGTTATGCTGGGGTAACCGATAAACCCGACACCCTCAGTGTACGTCGTCAAGATCATAAAAACAGACAAAATAGTATTGATGACATCGATCCATACACAAAACAAGACTTCCAAATAAAAGCAAGTCAAGTATACGATATGGCATACAAGCTGTACGACGAAATGTTGGCCGCTGGAGTGGCAAAGGAGTGTGCTCGTGAGGTCTTACCCCTAAGCACGCCTACAAGGCTGTATATGCACGGTACATTGCGGTCCTGGCTGCATTATACTGGGTTAAGATGCGCTAACGGGACACAGATTGAGCACCAACAGATTGCACAACAGTGTCGTGAGCTGATTAAACAGTGTTTCCCGCAGGTTTACGCAGCATTATGATTGTTTGGTCCGTTGTTTGGATGGTGGTTGTACTGCTTATTGCGGTGTCTTACATCATCTATAAGGTACTTGATTATGACAACGTTACTTAATTACGTCGTTGGTATGTGGATGGTATGTACGCAAAGCTGGACTACGGTTGGGCTATGCGTACGTGTCTGGGAGTATATGCCTGTTTATGTCGGTGATTACATCCAGTTTGTCCGGTATGAGCCGTATTATGCTGAGAAACAGGCTCTTAAAAAATGACATAAATGTGTGAAGCCTATTAGCGTGGGGGCACGGACCCAGTTCCCCCCAGTGGGGTGGGTAGTATCATGAAATAACGGGGCACCCCCTAGTCATAGCAGCGGTTTAGAGCAGCTTCATACGGGTGTGCGCCGGGTTATACCGCGCTCAACCGGGCTAGCCGCGATCTAACTACCGCGCCCGCGCACACAACACCCGCCTCAATCTCTCGCGATCTGTTGGCCCGGTTAACCTACGGTTATCAATCAGCACAACACCGATAAGCAACGATGATAACCACTGCTACCACTGCGATCTGATGGGGTAATGTGACACTGCTGTCACCGTCCACCGACCTCATCGTGTATGCTGGATTCTGATGTCTGATTTGAAGGTCTTGATCTCGACTCTCCCTGTTAAGGGGGAGGAGAGTCTCGATCTTCAACCATCAGACACAGCCGGTGACCCTTCAGGCTGTCCCGTCTCTTCAGAACCTTGACAACTGCATAACTCGTTGCGACGCCTCGGTTCAGTCATCTGACCCAAAGCGTAGAGCCTGGAGGTGCTTGACCAGTTGGCCGGCCAGGATGTTACATTGTGTGACGGTTTCACCGTTAGCCGCAGCGCCTCATGCGGCATACAAGTATGCTCAAGGCACAGGGTTGTACCGATGCGACCCGCACTACATATGCACATCGGATAGGCAGACACGTGAGCGTCCTGCTGGGTGCAAGGTCCCGGCACTGTCATTGCTGCTCCCTAGGACGCAGCCATTTGTTCACTTACTTCTTCACATTTCATGTTCACTTATTCTGCAACTCGTACCTCTGCTGCTGCTGAGTTCGTCCACGTTGACCTGCTCCGTGGCGTAGCCATTGTGTCGTTCAAGAACGGCAACATGTATGAGTACAAGAACGTGTCTCGTCGTGCTATCGCTAGCCTTATGGCTAACCCTAACATGAGCATCGGGTTCTGGATCAACCACAACCTGCTTGACACCAAGCGTACCAGCTACAAGGTCATCCCTGACCTGACTGGTGCTCTGCCTGCTGCCTGATAGGCACAGCTCACGGGATCATAGCCCGCTGCCAGGTGCAATGCCTGGCATGAGCCTGACACTTAGGTGTCAATGTTCCATTGCTTACACACACATGTACAACGTGTCACCTATGTTCGACGCACTTGCTGAGCGCTTCGATGACATGGACGAGATCAAGGACGTGGCCGAGTATGGCTGCGCTGCTGGTGTCTCCGACTTCATCTACTCGACAGAACTGTGCGAGTTCTTTGACAGGTACGAGGACGAGATCGAGACTGAACTTGATGGTCTCGGTATCAAGTACGAGGACCTAGTTGATACCGACTTGTTCTACACTATGCAGGACATGAAGGAGCAAGCTGTGTGGTGCATCGTTGAGATGTACTGTCACAACCGTGTCGATGCAGCCTGTGCTGTAGCCTGATCCGTTCAAGCGGGTGGCAAGGTGCGAACCCTTGCCCAGGTATTGCCCACGCACTGAGCGGGGCTATGTATTATCATGGACAACATGAACGCTTATCAACTTAAGCAAGCTGATCCCAAGTACACTGCCTTCGACCAGAAGATCAGGGACGCACATCAAGAGAAGCGACGCATCAACACTAAGCAATGCATTGCAATGCGTGAGGTGTGCCAACTCAATCATGCACTGGACCTGGTGCGTCAGAAGTCCTGGGACTTCGAGTCAACACCTGCCAAGACTGACAAGGTGCTCGAAGAATCAACAGGCTCCGATGGAGAGGGTTGGTTCTGGACGTATCACAATGCAGGTGAGGAGATGGAGAAGCTCATGATACAGAAATGTATCAAGGTCGCCAACCTTGCTGCTAATTATGATGTCTGCTCTGAACGTATCTCTGCTTTGATTGATAAGCAGAAAGAATACGGCGACAAACTTGTACAACAACACAAAGAAAAGGAGGTAACTCAATGACATTCAATGTGATTCTTGAAGACAACTGGACGAACAAGCTTACGTTCGCAACAGTTGAAGAGTGCGTGGACATGGATGATTGTATCAATCACATCCACGAAAACTTTCCATCTCACACTATCGAACAGATCAAGGAGGTTGCCTGATGCGTAAGATCGAACAACAAATGATCAGCGCCGTCAAGAACTGCAAAGACTGGCGCAACGATAACACCGAGGTGTTGTACTCACCATCACGTGAGGTGTCGTGTGTGTACTTACATAACAATCTCATTGCTACAATTAGCAAGGACGACGTTGAGGTGTATGATGGTGGTTGGCAATCCAACACTACCAAGTCACGCCTCAATGCTATCATCAACGGATTGTGTGATGGTTACAATCAAGGTATCTATCAACACAAGTATGTATGGTACATTCATGATGACAATGAGGGTAGACAGCGCAGCATAAACGCTGGCTACATTCACACGGACATCCCGTTCGAGCACGGCTATCGTTTCAATCGTATCAAATGATCCACACTGACAAGTACTACGCACAGCCTACTGTGTTCAAGCTCACTACATGTCTCGAAGACAAGTACGTACAGCTGGACACACATGGTAACGTGTCAAAGATGCAAAGCATCACAGGTAAGATAGGCAACACGTTCATGCGTGCTGTGTCCTATGTATCCAACAACGCTGCTGCTTACCCTGACAAACTATGAGAATCGCACTACTTGCACTCACTGTATTTGTGGGATCATACATTGGTCTCGCAGGTATTGACAATCTCAAGGACATGCAAGACAAACGCATGGTCGCCTGTATGGCTGCAAACCCATCGCTATGTAACAGGTGACGTACATCTTCAAGGACATAGATGCATACCATCGCTTGATGCGTATGACTGGTGACTCACAGCTTGCAGCACAATGCAGGCTACCCATTGGTACCTGGTCATGTATCTTCAGGGACGATGATGGTATCATCTACAATGCAAACACTGACAACACATGGAGTAGAATCAACTGATGATCTGGTCTGAATCAAACATCATCTTTGCCATCATTGGTATGGTAGGATTGTTCAGCACTGCTGTCATCTGGCAGCGTGCTAATCGTATCACCGGGAGGTACTATGGTAAAAAGTAAATCACTAGATGATAATTACTTTATTAAGAATGCCATCCTTTGTTGGCTGCACCACTATGGTGATCAAGGTCACAGGTGGGATGACATCTACAAAGAGTTAGCCCAACGTGACACATACATTAACATGGAGTCTAATGATGCAAAGCCCAAGCCACGTCCAGCCAGACGACGTAAGCCCAAGGACCCAGCTACCACAGCTTGATCTTTCACAATCATCATTGCGTGAGTACGAGGTCACCCTGTCAAGTGGCGAGACTATGTACATACTTGCCGCCAACTCTGAGGAAGCCGCATGGGATGCCTTAGAGTTGTCCATGGACAGACAATGCAAACTAACAAACGTAAGACGCACCGATGAGTGGTAAAAAACCCTACTTTCCAAACAACTGGAAGAAGTTCAAGGACGCACCTGCCGAAGCCTTTGTTGATCACCTCTTTGTTGAGGTCATGGACTGGAAGGTAGCAGGTTGGGAGCTGCCGTCTGATGTAGCCTGTATGATCCGTGCCACCAACCTCAAGAGTGGCAAGGTCAAAGAGCACATCTACAAGCGTCAGCACGCTGCTGAGGCAAAGGTCATTGACTACATGAACAAACAGACTCATGAGTTCGTTGTCTGTACTCATGATGCCATCCACTACATTCACCCCGAACAGCTCGATGACGAACGCGACATTTAACTTTCTTTTGGACACTCTGATGCATGAGATTGAGATGCATCCACACCGTGACGAACTGATTCAACTGATCCGCGAACAGCAGGAGGACGACAATAGCGACACCGTTTGAGATTGACAGACAAGTCAAGCTTGAGCGTGATCAGATACGGCAAGGACTCAAGCAACTACAAGAGAACACAAGCAACCTAGAGCACAAAGAGTATGCATCCGCTAGTGTGTACGGGGTGGCTTCTATTGAGCAGCTTATGCCTCTTGTGGCTGATCGTATTCATGCCACTCGTACATCTATAAGAGAGCGTAAGAACGGCAGAGCTTTTAAGGAAATCATACAATATCTTTCTGATATTGAGCCTGAAGCTGCTGCTGCTATTGCCTGTAAGGTCACCTTTGATAAGGTATTCAGTCCCAAGCCCAAGTCTAACCTTGTACAGAATGTAACCGATTCAATCGGTGCAGCTTTGGAAAACGAGTGTATGATGCGTTATTATGAACGCAACGTACCTGGTTTGTTGAAGTACATCAAGGACAAGTATTGGCACAAGTCATCTGGTACACATCAGAAGGTGAAGAATGTAATCACCTTGATGAACAGAGCTGATGTCAAACACTGGCAGGCTTGGGGTATACAACTGCGTATCAAGCTGGGTGGTTGGTTGTTGGATTGTATCTGCGAGTCATCGCACTGGTTCATGACACAACAACGACGTGAGGGACGTAAGACCTTCAACGACGTGGTTCCCACGCCTGAGTTCATGGAGATCAAGGACCAGGTGCTAGCCAACGCTGAGCTGTTCAGCCCGCTAGCCTGGCCGATGCTGATTGAACCGAACGACTGGACCAACGAAACCCCTGGTGGCTACTTGCTTAACGAGGTTATGCGTGGTCATCACATGGTACGCAGGGGCAAACCCTGCCTTATACAGGGGGAAACACCAATCGACTTTCTGAACAGGATTCAGAAGGTAGGATATGCTCTCAACGATCACGTAGTGAATGTCGCAAAGACATTTCAAGAACGTGGTGTTGAAGTCGGCAAGTTCATCCCTGTTGTGGAGATGCCTCTACCACCCAAGCCTCCTGATATTGCGGACAACAAAGAGTCTCGCAAGGACTATCGGAGGAGAGCTGCTGAGGTATGCAACACCAACGCACAAGCGTTCATGAAGTCATGTCGTACAAGGATGACAATGAACGCAGTGGAGATCTTCTCTAAGTATGAGAAGTTCTATATTCCATGGTCGTTTGATTATCGTGGACGTGCTTACCCTATCCCTGCATTCTTGACACCTCAAGATACAGACTTCGGTAAGTCACTACTTAAGTTTCATGAACAGTCGTTCATGACACCCGAAGCTGAAGCATGGCTAGCCTTTCAGGTCGCAACCACTTATGGTCTGGACAAGGCAACCATGCAAGAAAGACAGCAATGGGTAAAGGACAATCAATCTCTTATCACTCGTGTCGCAGAGGATCCGATCAGGAACCTGAATGACTGGGATGAGGTTGATGAGCCATGGCAATTCATGGCAGCGTGTGAGGAGTATCATGCATGTGTAATTGCGTGTACTAGACATCACACATCCCTGCCTGTAGCTACAGACGCTACATGTAGTGGTCTTCAGATATTGGCTGGACTTGCCAAGGACGCATCTACTGCTAAGCTGGTTAATGTCCTGCCATCTGATAAACCACAAGATGCCTACAAGGTTGTCGCAGAGCAGGCTACGCCTCATGTACCGGACAGTATCAAGCCGTACATGGACAGGAAAACCGTCAAACGAGTAGTTATGACGGTGCCTTACAATGCTAAGCCCTACTCTAACCGAGGTTACATACGTGAAGCCTTGAAGGAGAAGGGTGTCGAAGTTGATAAGGATGACTTGACCGCTACTGTCAAGGCGGTACGTGATGCCATGGATGTTATTGTTCCTGGTCCCATGTCCGTCATGTCATGGATTGAGTCAGAGGTCAGCAATGCTATTGACCGTGGTCTCACAGAGATCACATGGACAACACCATCTGGTTTCTCAGTTACACAACGGCTGATGAAACCTGACGTCAAGAACATAGAGCTGCAACTACTAGGACGGTGTCAGGTAAAGGTGTCTACAGGTGACACGGACAAGGTTGATAAAGCTCACCACAAAAACGCAACAGCTCCCAACCTTATCCATTCACTTGATGCAAGCCTCCTGCACCTATCTGCACTACGCTTCAACGCACCGATTTCCCTCATACACGACTCGGTTCTATGTCGTGCTACTGACATGTCTGTTCTTTCAGACATCGTTCGTGAAACATACATGCACCTATTTGCGGAGCATGAGTACCTAACCACCTTTGCCCAACAGATTGGGGCAGAGACTGACCCACCGATGTGTAACACACTAGAACCTGCATCGGTTATTGATTCCACCTATTTCTTCTGCTAAATGGCACGCAACACTATTGTGACTGAACAGCCCGTCGTTCTGGAGGGCTACCAAGCTGTGATGAAACCTGGCAAGTTTGGCTTTAGCCTCAAGGCTATCGTTAGTCAGGACGTAATTGACCAACTCGAACCCGACCGCACTGAGTCCCTGAAGTGGGCTGAGTCTAAGCTCAAGAACCCGAAGCGTTCTGTGCTGAAGCCTGAGCCTTGGGAAGAGGTGTCGGAAGGTAAGTACATTGTCAAGTTCTCATGGAATGATGAGACTGCACCTCCGATTGTTGACACTGAAGGTACGCCTATCACTGATTCTGATACGCCTATCTACGGTGGATCCAAGGTCAAGCTGGCTCTGTTCCAGAAGCCTTACATTCTCAAGGACGGTGTTACCTACGGCACAAGCCTGAAGCTGAAGGCTGTGCAGGTCGTCTCCCTTTCCAACTCTGCCGGTGTTGACACTGGTGACATGAACGACACTGATGTGGCTGAGCTGTTTGGCTCTACCCAAGGGTTCAAGGTCGCTGACCCCAACGTTACCTTGAAGGAAGCGGAGCCTGAAGACGACTTCTGATGGCATTCCGATCCGGTCTCGAAGAGAGGGTCGCTGACCTTCTCGTCGAACTGGGTGTTAAGTACGAGTACGAAAGCACTAAAGTCCCATATGTAATCCAGCACAACTACACGCCTGACTTCATTCTTCCGAATGGTATCTGGCTAGAGTGCAAGGGTTACTGGGACAGTGCCGATCGAAAGAAGATCAAGTCTGTCATTCAACAGAATCCTGACATCGATCTTCGTATGGTGTTCCAAGCACCCTATAATAAAATCTCTAAAAAATCGAAGACAACCTATGCTGCCTGGTGTGATAAGCTAGGTATCAAATGGACGTCCTTCGCAAATATCCCATTGAACTGGCTTCTATGACCAGTGAGTTTGTTAGGCACATGGCGTGCCCACATTGTGGGTCGTCAGATGCAGCTAGCCTGTATGATGACGGCCACATTTTTTGTTTCAGGTGCTACACCCACACACCTGGTGATAGCACGGACCATGTTGTTCACAATCATCACATGCGCGATGTCCGATTACAAGGCTCAGCCGGAAGGCTGCAGAAACGGCGTATCTCAGAAAAAACCTGTGAGTTCTTCAAAGCCTACAAGGATGGAGAACAGTTACGCTTCCATTATTACAACAGCTCTGGCACGCTTGTCGGAGCAAAGATAAAAACTAAAGACAAAGACTTTCGATGTGAAGGTGAGGTCAACACCCTGTACGGGATGCAGAACTTCCGCCAAAAAACCACAAGCAAAACAAAGAAGCTTGTGATTGTTGAGGGCGAGATGGATGCATTGTCAGTATGGGAAGCACAGCCGAACTGGGATGTGGTGTCCGTACCCAACGGTGCAGCCGCTGCAAAGAAAGCAATCCAAAAGAACTACGAGTGGGTCAATTATTATGACAAAATCGTACTATTCCCAGACAACGATGAGGCAGGCCACAAAGCCGCGATCGAGATGGCGAGTGTCTTACCCCCTGGGAAGGCTTACATCGGCTTTCTGGAGGGCTACAAGGACGCCTCAGACGCTCTCCAAGCGCATGACGAAGAGGCAATACGTGCAGTTTGTAACTATGATCACACTCTGTACAAGCCTGACGGTATTGTTGACGCTAAATCACTCCTCGATGTAATTACAACACCCTCTCCACCATCAGATCATGACTATCCATTTCAAGGACTACAATCAAAGCTTCACGGGATCCGGTACGGAGAGCTTGTCACGATTACTGCAGGATCAGGGATTGGAAAATCGTCCTTCTGCCGTGACTTATGTACTCACCTGCTTAACAAAGGAGAACGGGTCGGTTACCTGGCACTTGAAGAGTCAAACCGCCGTACTGCTCTCGGACTTATGTCCGCAGCAGTCGGACGAAGCCTCCACCTTGGAGAGCATGATCGATCTGAGCTAGTAGAGGCGTTCGATGCTACGATTGCTAATTGGAACCTTCATTTGTTTGACGGTTTCGGCTCCTATGATCCTGATGTCATTTATAATCGTATCGAGTACCTGGCATCAGCTCTCGACTGTAGAGTCGTTTTCTTGGATCACCTCTCCATCCTCCTTAGCGGACTCGATGGCGATGAACGGAAGATGATCGATACCACCATGACCAAGCTGCGCTCTCTTGTAGAACGCACTGGTATCTCATTGTTTCTTGTATCACACTTACGGAGGACTACATCCGATGTCAACCATGAAGAGGGAGCACGCGTCACGCTCGGCCAGCTACGAGGATCCGCTTCTATTGCTCAACTCAGCGATGCGTGCATTGCACTTGAGCGAGATCAGCAGAGTGGATCTAAATCAGGCTCTACGACTGTGCGAGTCCTTAAAAATCGATATTCAGGCGAGGTTGGTGTCGCCTGTCAACTGAGCTACGATCTTTCTACCTGTAAATTCAATGAAACCCAAGCAGAACCAGAGTTCGACCCAACAACAGATTTCTAAACCTAATCCTCCCACGCCAGAGATGGTAGAGCGTGCACAATTTGTAGACAAAACTTACATCTGGAGACATGCTCGTATTCGATCTGGAGACTGACGGATTTTTAGATGATGTTACCTGTGTTCACTGTCTTGTCATCTACGACTCAGAGACTGACGAGACCATTTGCTACAACGATCAAGGCTCTTGCGAGCCGATCTCCCGTGGTGTACAGCGCCTTGAGGATGCTGAAATCATTGCCGGACACAACGTTATCGGCTATGACATACCTGTGCTCCGTAAGATTTACGCGTGGTTCAGCCCCACCGCCTTGGTTGTAGACACACTGCTTCTGTCACGCTTGTTCCACACCGACATGCTTGATGTGGATCGCAAGCACAAATGGAAGCACATGCCTCTGCAACTGCAGGGACGCCACTCACTCGAAGCCTACGGCTACCGCCTGGGCGAGTACAAGGGCAGCTTCGGTAAAGAGGCTGACTGGAAAGAGTGGAGCCAAGAGATGCAGGACTACTGCGTCCAAGATGTCAACGTTACAGTAAAATTATGCGACCATTTCCACCCTTACCTGATTGGGTCGCGCTAGAGCATCAAGTTGCACAGATCCTCACCCAACAACAACTGCATGGATGGTATTTTGACACAGAGGCTGCATGGAAACTTGCATCTTCTCTCAGAACAGAACTTGAAGAAACTTATCAGTTACTACGCGAC